ATCCCCGACGTTAAGGATCTTCTCATGGCGGCTGGCATCTTTGGTGTCAATCCAAATAACCTTGAATAGACCACCTTGGACTAGCCAAGTCTCGTCTTTCTCGGCATGAAAGTGCATGGAGAACTTTGCACCTTTGCGGAAAGTCATTAGCTTCCCGCAGTACTTATTATTGGTAGCCCAGATTAGCTCCGACCCCCAGCCCTTCTTTACTATTCCTTTGAGTTGCATTGATTATCCTTGTTGATGAATAGCCATCTAGGAAAGGAATGATAACTGTCTGTTTGACCAAGGTGAACCCAACAACCTGCTCAGGCTTGTAATCTCCACCTTTTGTGATGATGTCAGGCTTTAATCTGTGGATTAATTGCAACGGTGTAGGCTCATTAAAGATGATTACCTCATCTACCCAACGAAGCGCCAGCAGCACAGCCATGCGGTCATCTTGAGAGTTAATGGGTCTGCCGGGCTTTAGTACCCGTACAGACGCATCTGAATTCAAACCTACGATTAGCTTGTCACCCAACGCTTTGGATTTCTCCAGATACTCAACGTGCCCACGGTGGAGCACATCGAAGCATCCATTGGTGAAAACAATCACACACCCATCTCTTTGCGTATCTTGGTAGCAGATATAGCGTGGGTAGCGTCATCAAAAGATTCCTGCTCAATCTTGTAGCCAACATCACGCCCGTAGGTAATGTTTACAATATTGGGAACCAATTGAACCTCGTACTGACCTTGGTACAAAGTGTCTAAATCACGGCTAATAAACTCTTTAACCTGATTAGCAGCAAACGGGTTAGAGCCGTTCCAGCCTTGGCAGTCTCTGATCTGGATAATGACCTGACCAGTCTTGGCTAGTGCCCGTTCAAACAACTTACGGTGGCCTGCATGCCACGGTTGCCATCTGCCAAGCATCTGGACTGTTTCTTTCTGCCAGTCAAAGACAGGACGGCGGCGGTTATCCAAGATGTGCGCGGCGATGAACTCACCCCACTTCTCAGACTTCTGCTCAGTGATCCTGAAGTCATATTCCTTCGGAGGAATAAATACCTTGTTGGTATCCTCAAAACGACCTTGGTCAATGGTGTCAACCCAGATTGTCCAGTCAGCTTTGAAGTTGTTACGCATCTCCACAAGGGGTGCAACAAAGTCGCAGATCACATAGTCCACATCGTAGCTGTCAGCAAGCTCACGCATACGCAGGCTTTGACGAATACGGCCCTCGTGGGAGAAGTCCCAGTCGTTGTACTTCTTACGCACATCATCGGCGTTAAGCCACATGACCGTCTTGCGTTCTGCTTGCAAGTGGTCAAGGATGTGTTGGGCCAAAGTGGTCTTACCCGCTCCGGGAAGACCCATCACCAAGATGCGTTTCATTCTTTACCCCTTACAACAAAGCGTCTAACTGGTCGTGAGTTGTAGCAGCATCAATAGCGGCTTGCTTAGTCAACATAGCCTGACGCGCTGTCTCTACCGCTGTGGCATCGTACTGCTCGTTAGCGTTAGGAGAAAGCTGTAGGCGGGACTGCTCCATCACCATTTGCTGGAATGAAAAACCAGCGTTGGACTTCATACCGTTTTTGCGGTCAGCCACGGAGATTTCGTATGTGTCCCAGATGATTTGAACTGGATCAGTGTTTAGATCAAAGCGGTGGGCAGTGTAGCCCTGACGGTGTGCTGTGATTGCAGGACGAACTTCCACAGCGTTGCGCCAGCCGTTATTGCCTACGCCTTCTGCGGGAGGTGTGTCCCAGACTTGCTTGATTTCGCCGTTTACGACTTGTACAAAATGTGTCATTTAAGACTCCTTGTTAAAAAAGTTAATTTTAAGATGCGGTTGCAAGTGTAAAGTTACCGCCAATAGCAATATTTACCCAGTTTGTTAAAGCACCAACTTGTTTGGGCGAGTTGTAAGAACTAGTATTTCCCAAACCCAACTGACCATTTGCATTGTTACCCCAAGACCATAAAGTTCCGTCTGTTTTATTGGCTAATGCAAAATCAAAAGTTACGCTAGAAACGCCACCATTAGACCAATTTGTTAATGCACCAACTTGAACGGGCGATGACCTATTGGTTGCGTCGCCAAGACCTAATGATCCACTAGAGTTACTACCCCAAGCCCATAAAGTACCATCTGTTTTTATGGCAATAGTGTAGTATGAACCTCCAACAATATTTAACCAATTTGTTAATGATCCAACTTGAACAGGTGATGATCTATTAGTGGTATCACCAAGACCTAATTGACCAAGAGTGTTATATCCCCAAGCCCATAGTGTTCCATCGGTTTTAGTAGCAATGCAACCGTATGCAATTCCTTTAATTGTTAACCAATTAGTTAAAGCGCCAATTTGCACAGGAGATGAATAACTTGTAGTGTTACCCAATCCAAGACCACCTGCAAAACCATTCCCCCAACCCCACAGCGTTCCGTCATTTTTAATTGCAAAAGTTAAATTACTTCCGCAAGAAATTTTTGACCATGTAGTAAGAGCGCCAACCTGTTTTGGTGATGAATAGTCAGTTGTGTTACCTAGGCCCAATTGACCATTGTTATTTCTACCCCACGCCCAAAGAGTACCGTCAGTTTTAATGGATGTTACAAAAAAAGTTCCACCGCTTATCTTTGACCAATTAGTTAAATTGCCAATTTGTTTAGGGCTGGAGTAAGAAGTGATGTTACCAAGACCAAGTTGGCCATATTCATTTTTTCCCCATGCGTAAAGAGTACCGCTCCTTTGAACAGCAAGCGAACTTTCTGATAGGCATCTTAAAGACATCCATGTACCCAATGATCCAACTTGATTGGGAGAAGATCTATATGCTGTATTTCCTAAACCTAATTCCCCATTGGCGTTGAAGCCCCAAGAATACAAATATTGAGGGCTACCAACAGGCCAAGTCCCCGCCGCCACAGCATTGGCTTGACTGCTGATGTTCCAGATACCTGAGTATTGAACGCCTGATATGACTGTTGTAGTTGCCATAGTTCTATCCCGCTGTTGTGTGATATTGACCACACGCCACGATAAGCCAAGTAGTATTTGACCCTACTTGATTAGGAGAAAGTTTTATTGCTGTACTACCTAGACCAAGCTCACCATAACTATTAGCACCCCATGACCAAAGCTCTCCCCCTGATGTAGTGGCAAGACTATGCCCCCTGCCGCCGGCGGGGACTGCCCATGTAGTAAGTGCGCCTACTTGGTTTGGAGATGATCTATCAGTAAAGTTACCTTGACCCAGTTGACCGTTGCCGTTCTCACCCCAAGCATAAAGAGCGCCGCCTGTTGTAACGGCAAGAGCAAAAGCCCAGCCAGCATCAATGGTAGACCAAGTGGTTAACGCACCAATTTGTTTGGGCGAAGAATAGTTTGTGGTGTTGCCAACACCAAGTTGACCATAGTTGTTATAACCCCAAGACCATAAAGTACCATCAGTTTTAACGGCAAGGGCATAAATGTTTCCAGTGGTTACTTTAGACCATGTAGTCAATGCACCAATTTGTTTGGGGGAAGAGTAACTGGTAGTGTTCCCAAGTCCAAGTTGACCATAGGTGCTACGACCCCAACTCCACAGCGTACCGTTGGTTTGAGTAGCTATTGAAAAATCACTACCCCCTGCAATATTTGACCATGTAGTCAATGCGCCAATTTGTACAGGAGAGTTTCGTTGAGTTGTAGTGCCGTCGCCTAATTGACCAAACGCATTATCACCCCATGCCCACAGAGTTCCGTCTGTTTTAATAGAAAGGACATGCGTAAAACCACCAGCAGTTTTAGACCAAGTAGTTAAAGCGCCAATTTGTTTTGGACTAGAGTAACTGGTTGTATTTCCTACGCCAAGTTGCCCATTGCTATTTACACCCCAAGCCCAAAATGTGCCATCTCTTTTAATTGCTGTACTAAAGTTTGTTCCGTTAGATACAGTAGCCCAATTAGTTAAAGAGCCTATTTGTTTTGGAGAGGAATAGTAAGTGACATTTCCTAAACCTAACTGACCTTGGGCGTTATACCCCCAGCTAAACAGCGTAGTTTGAAGAGTGCTTGTCTGAGCCGCCAGCGGGTTGAACCCCGGCTTGTTTATCCCAGCGGCGTATCTAAAGCTCACGCTACACTCCTCAATGCTGGCTTGTTAGACAGATTAAACATATTGAACCTTCCAGCCTTTGCTATGATTCCGCAAACCCCTAGCCACTTGCGCCATATTGGAAGTATGCAAACCATGTTCCAAACAAAAAAGCGCCAAGCCCTTGCCAGTGTATTGTTTACCAGTAGGGTCGGTAGCCACAAACTCTTTAGCTAAATAATTGTTTGAACCCAAAACACCAGCCCTGCTTTTGGCAACTGATTCTGGCTTTTGTTTTCTGCCAAACATTGGATTCTTATCGCCAAATAATGAAGCAACTGGGCCTTCACCACCACCACAAATGTTATACCCATTTGGTGCAACTGTGTTGTACGCTTTGATAAGTTTTGCTTCCATTTCCAAGCAGTACCTGCGGTTGCTTACCAAAAGCACTTTTATTTGGAAGTTTTCTTTCCCATGTCTTGCTATTGCATGAGAAATGTACGATTTACTTTTTGATTTTGCACAATGGTAAATAAACCGTTTGTGTGGATTTTTCGTTACACCAAAGTATTTCATGCCATCCAACTGGTTGGCAATCTCATACACGGTGCAAGATTCTTCAGTCACGCCACATTCCTTAGTTTAGGTTGCCCAAACATTTTAATCAAAGTTGCTTTAACTGACAAGAACGGATGCGTCCAATCGCCGTAAACTTCTTGTCTAAACAGTCTCATGCTATCGTAATATGGTGTTTTGTCACCGTCCATGGAATACAAAAAGTATGGCATCACAGGCGTTATTACCCAAGTTTCTACGCCCATGGCAGACGATAGGTGTGACACACTGGTACAAGCTGAGATGACCAGATCGCATCCTGCTACAACCTGCTGGGTATCCTGCCAAGTATTCAGGGGGACTTGCTTAACCCAAGCTGGACACGCTTCCATTCCTTCATCTCTTTGGAGGGAAACAAATTCAGCATCAATATCCTTTACCGCCTCAAACATGAGTTCATAAGGAAATTTCTTATTGTGCTCATGCTCAAACTTACTGTTGCCCTGCCAGCGCAGACCAATGCGTTTCTTACGCCCTTTGATCGACATTGGCTTCTCAAGGTATGGTGCACCAGACAGGTCACGAAGTTCTAACCCTAGAGGAACCACAGCAGACATTCCAGACACAAAGAAGTCGTGGTAGATACCAAAGGTAGCCTCGTGCTGTACAACGGCTGATACGCCCTCTACGCCTTGGAACAAGGATGCTAGTGGCCCTGTGCAAGATACAACCACCTTACAGCCAC